AATGGCTAACGATAAGCCTAAGTCCGTTAAGGGCGTTGACCTGCCGTTCTCTGTGGGTATCACCTTGGATCAGTTCAAGGTGGCCCTAAACGAAATCACTACCAGTTACAAAGTTTCTGACACTTCCGACGACAGCGAACCAGCTGCCGCCGACGAGCCACAGGGTAATTCACCCGCTGACCCTCCCGCCGATACCGCCGAGGAAACCGCCACCGATTCGGTGCCCGTTGACTTGCCCGTTGATGCCGCTGGGGATGCCGCTGAGTCCGAAGTGGTTCTATCTAGTGAAAAGCGTGCCCGCAATCTTGCAATGGCAATCTTTTCGCAAGAAGTCCTTTCGGACTGACCCTTTCCATAAAACACTAATAGGAAGTTAACAATTCAATATGTCTAATGAGGCACAGTTGAAAGCCCGTGGCCGGGAGATTGCTACCGCCATTGAGGAAATCAACAAAAGCGATATGACTGAGGCCGAGAAGGGTGCGGCTCTCGACAAGGTGCAGGTCGATTGGGACGCGCACATGCTGTCGGTTAAGAACAGCGAGCGTGCATCCGAAATGGCCGCTAAGCTGGGCGAGACTGGCAACATGCGTGAGGTTGAGGGCGAGGGCACTGCCTACGTTCCGCAGCTTGAGGTTCGCAACCTGGGCCAGATTCGGCGCGAGCTTGGCACCGCCCTGCTTCGCCACCCAAAGTATGTTGAGGCGTTGAAGTCGCTTGACGATTTCAAGAAGCCTAAGAGTGAGTTCGATTTCACTTTTAACATTGAGGCTAAGGACGCTACCGCCACCAACAACATCATTGGTGAAGGTTTGGCTGGCAGCGGTTCCGCTGTTACCGGCCCGTCAGCGGTCGGCCAGAACCCGTTCCTGGCCGGTTCGGTGGGCGCGGGAATCCTCCCGACGTTCATCCCCGGCATCGTGCAGCAGTTGTTCTACAACCTGCATGTGTCCGATCTGATTTCGTCTATCCCCGTTAGCACCCCCGATCTGTCGTACCTGACCGAATCGCTGGCGGCTAACAACGCTAACAGCGTTGCAGAGGCCGGGTCGTACCCGTTCTCTAACGAGCAGTTCAGCCGGGTCTACGAGCAGGTTGGCAAGATCGCTAACGCTGCCGTGCTGACCGACGAGGTTATCAAGGACGCTCCGCAGCTGTTCAGCTTCATTCAGGGCCGGTTGCTTGAGGGCATCCAGCGTCAAGAAGAAGTTCAGATTCTCGCGGGTGGCGGCTATCCCGGCGTTAACGGTCTGCTTAACCGCAGCACCGGTTTCACCAAGCCGCAGACGATCACCGCTGTTACAAACGTGGCGTTCCCGAAGTCCGGTGAATCTGGCGCGTTCGTTCAGCAGCAGACCATCGCCTCGCTCACCTACGGTCGTAAGATCACTGGTGCTAGCACTGGCGTTTACCCGACTGCGGTTGCTATCGCAGAAGGCGTTTTCGCTGCTCTGGTCGATATTCAGCTGTCGGTGTTCAATACCCCGAACGCTATTCTGATGCACCCGACTGACTATGCTGTCATTAGGCTTGCTAAGGACACCGCAGGGCAGTATTTTGGCGGTTCGTTCTTCGGGCAGAACTACGGTGTTGGTGGCGGTGCTGGCGCGTCTGTCAGCAACCCCACAACCCTGTGGGGCATCCCCGTCGTTACCACGCAGTCACTTCCTCCGGGCACCGTTCTGGTGGGCTACTTCGACAGCAGCACCATCCAGACCGCTCGCCGCGAGGGTGTGTCCATGCAAATGACCAACTCCAATGGAACCGATTTCGTTTCCGGCAAGGTCACCGTTCGCGCCGAGGAACGCCTGGGCCTGCTGGTCTACCGTCCCTCCGCGTTTGAGCTTATCCAGCTGGTTAACGGCTAGTTAAGGCTCTCGGGTCGGCGGGGGTGCCCTTTCGGGGGCACTCCCGCTGTCCTTTTGTTGATTGAAAGGTGGATTAAAAGTGAGTACAAACATTTCGTTTGTGGACGATTACACGCTAAGCCTGGTTCGCCAGTCCGAGCCTGTCGCCAGTTTCTTCGCTATTCCAACCGGCAACCCTGCTGCTACGGCCCCCGTTGTGGAGCCGGAAGTTGTGGGCGACGAGGTTGAAGATGAAGAAGAAGACGATGCTGTGACAGCTAAGGTTGTTAAAACCCCGGCCCGTCGCAAGGCTAACGCTGCCCCGACTGAGGGTGTTGAAACGAAGTGACCGCGCTCGCCAGTTCCTCAGATTTTGTTTCCAATTCCTACGATGCGTCGGCAGTGACGCGGGCTATCAATTGGGCAACTTCGCTTATTGCTAGCTATTGCAATCGAAACTTTGATCTGGTGACCGGCGATACGGTAACGGTTAGCCCTATTCGGGGATCGGCATTTTTGCCGCAATTCCCGGTGGTGAGCGTTTCTTCTGTGTACGGCTACCTGCCTTCCACTTCGGGGGCAGGCATGGCGTGGACTGCGTTAACTAATTACCAGTATGTTGCTAGCACCGGACTCATTTACGACACAACGGGACTTCCCGGTACGCAGATAAGCGTCGGCCCTTCGTGGCCGTGGCTTCCCGGCTCGCTTAGGGTCACTTACGACCACGGCTATGCCAGCGTTCCGCAAGACTTGACCGATGTGTGTGTTCGCTTAGCGACACAGTATTTGGAGAATCCAACCATGATGGTGTCAAGGCGCGTCGGCGATATGGAAGCCCGGTTTTCGGGTAGCTCCGGTGGAACCGTTAGCAAGATTGACAAAATCATTTTGGATCGTTACGTCAACGTCGGTGTGTCGTGAACCCCGGCTCCGACTCCGTAACCTTTATCGCTTTGGGCGGGTCGAGTCGAGATTCAATGGGCAACAGGATTGTCGTGGAAACCCCCACGGTTGTTCAGGGCTGTTTCTTTCAGCCTATGCGCTTAGAGGACAGCGTTTCGGATACGCAGTATGCGTCTTCGACGCACCGCTGTATCAGTCCTCCCGTCAGCGCAGTGCTGGCAATCAACCCCGAGGATCAGCTTGCCTACGACGGCGTTAGATACCGGGTTATCGGTAAGAAGGTCTTCAACACATGGAGTGGTCGAACCGACCACGTTACGGTTATGTGCGAGGAACAGAATAGCTAATGAGTGCCCAATCCCTTGTTGAAGGCGTATTCGGTCGTGGAACTATTGAACTGTACTTAGCCGATTCCGTGATAGTGCGAGAAGCACTAATGAAACGGGCGGTGGAAGTTCAGGAAATGTGGATTGCGTATTGGGAATCCTTTCCGCATCCCCATTCTAAGGTTCACATGCTGCGTTCCGGTTACATTGAGCGTCCCGGCGACTACGCTAAGTCCATTAGGATTAAGTACATGGAGCATGGGAAGTTTATGAAGGCGCGGATCACCGCGCATGATTACAAAGCCCACTGGATTGAGTACGGTTCCTCACGGATGCCCGAGTTCGCTCCGCGAGCAGCGATGCTCAGCTACTTCGGGGGGGAGACAACGATCAGTGCTTAAAGTTGACGGTTTAGCTGTTTCCGTTGAAAAGTTTGTGGTTGCCTACCTCACTCCTACGTTTGTTAACGTCGGAACCGAAATGGAATTTGAAGCCCCTAAGCCGTTTTATTTGGTTCGTCGGGTTTCCGGTTCGGAAGATATGATTTCCGATTATCCGTGTGTGTCGGTGCATGTTTTCGCCGCTACTCGCACTGCCGCGCATGATGCGGCACGCGCTATGCACGCCAAGATGAAAGCCCTTACCGCTCGCGTTAGCGTGACCGTTGAGGGAGCTAATTACGGTGTGGATTACCGCGAAGTCGAAGAAGTCCCAATTTGGGTTGACTACGACGACAAGACGGTTCACAGGTATGTGGGCCGTTACACGCTTGGCCTGCGTCTTCTTAACACTTAGGCCACCTTTCCCCAACCCCTTAACTCCCTTAGAAAAGGAATAACTGAATAATGGGACAACTATGGTCTTCGCTCTACGCCGCTGACGGTATTGCCGGTCAGGGCGACGAGTCCACCCGCATCCGTAAGTGGCTGTACGGCTCTTTGCTCGTCCGAGATTGGGTCGCTGACGGTTCCACTTCGCTTAATGGCTTTACCCCGTTCGACACCGACTACAACATCAAGACCACTCTGCTTAGCGCAAGCAATCCGGGTGGGCGTTGGTTTGAGGTTGGGTCGCTGTCTGAGGACGGCGTGGAGTTCAGCCCGAAGTTCTCGACTGACGAAACGAAAATCTGGCAGTCGCGCCGCTCGCAGCGTAGCGACATTACAGAAGACGACGAGGAAGTGATGTTCACGCTGATGCAGTCAACGCCTATCGTTGACGCGCTGCGTAACAACCAGCCTTTGTCGTGGGTTACCGGCCAAGAGGTCGGTCAGATCGGCTACAACGCTGTTAAGCCAAACGCCACGGACACCGTTTACCGGCAGCTTATGGTTATCGGTGTTGACGGCACTATTGGTAACGCCGAGTATTGCGCGGAGCTTCGTCCTCGCGTGGCCTTGGCTAAGGTCGGTAAGCGCACGTTCAACTCCAAGAAGGTCGATTCGTTTGAAATGACCTACAACGTGTTCCCCGATCCGGTTTCTGGCTTCTCGGCTACCACACTGCGTTCCGGCCCGTCGTGGGTTGCGTCCGGTGGTGCGGTTGTGTGGCCGTCGCCGCAGACCGCCCCTGTCGTTTCCGGCCTTGCGGCTGGCGGCAAGGCAACCATCACGTTGCAGCAGCCGGTGTCGTACAACGACCCGTTCACCTACACGGTTAAAACGTCGTCTGATTCGGGCGTTACCTGGACTGCGGCAACGCTGGACACCACGTTCCCGGCAGCGGGTGGCGTGGGCTATTCCAGCACTTCCGCTGGTGTGGTCACCATCAAGGTTACCGGTGTCACGGCTGGCGCAAAGCTGGTTCAGGTGTTTGCCACCGGAAGCAACGGATCAATTTCGCCTGCTTCCTCGTCTTCCACTTCGTCAACCTTCTTGGCGTAGTAAGACACCTTAACTTTGGCCCCCGGCATGGAAGTGCAATACCTCCCATGCCGGGGGTTGAAGTTTTCTTCATATCAAAACCGATATAAATTTAGGGGAATACAGAATGGTTAATCGCGCAGAACGACGAGCGCAAAAGAAGTGGAAAGTTGAAGACTTCCGTGAGCAGGCTATTGAGGCGATGGGGCAGACTGCCAGCATCGTTCTTGAAGTGCCGGGTTCCGATGAAACTTTTGAGGTTCCGCACCCGCTAGCTATGGATGATGAGATGCAGGCGCGTGTTGAAGCCTTCCAGCGTGGCGACGGTTTAGACCGCGAACCTGTTAACGACCGCGAGGGCAATCCGCTCTTGGATGCGTCGGGGGAGCCTGTCACTGCCATTAAGGAGCCGCACCAGATCAAGGGCAAGATTTTGGAACCGCTTAGCGTTCGTTCCGCAAGGGTGATCCTGGGCGACGAAATCCATGCACGGTTCATTGCCGCTGGTGGCCGCTCTAACGATGTGTCTTTGGCGTGGCAGTACATGGTTGACCAGACGAAAGACCGTAGGGAATCTGACCCAAAATAGTTGAGGCAGCGTCGGTTGTTCGTTATTTCGCGCACGAAATTGAGGCAGATTTAGCGTTCCGGGGAATAGACATTGCGGATTGGCATAGGGGAGATATGTCGAGCCGTAAGCTTCTTGCGCTGCTAGAACACCTTCCCGAAGATACCGCCTTTAAGAAGGCCCACCGTGAAGGTGACTGGTCTTTTGACGAGTACGTTTCGGCGGGAATTGTTAACGAACTTAGGTTGCTTCGCACCGACCAGGCTGCTATTAACGGTCAAAAGATGGAAACGATTTTGATTGAGTCTCCCGCGCAGCTTGAGAAGAAGAATGAAGCAGCATTGATTAACCAGGCGCACCGCGCTGGGATTCTTGCCCAGCTGTACGGCCAAGACTTAGGAGAGAAGGCGAACGATGCCAGCTGAAAAGGGCATATTCCTTGATATTTTGCCCCGGTTCGATATGGTGGCATTGGGTGTCATTCTCGACAAAATTGGCAAAATGTTTTCCAAGACTGGTGCCGCCTGGGGTGCCAGTCTTGGAGCCGAAGCGCAAACCAAGATTAGGGCTTTAGCGGTCGAGGTCACTAAAGCTAACAACGCGGTCACGGATTCCGAGATTCGTGCGGAGCGTGCCGCGCACGCCCATGAGGTTGCCCGTCTTAGGTTGCATGAGATTCAACAGCGTCAGGGCGTTGCCGCTTCGACGTTGGCTCGCGCCACCTACGCGGTTGCCGATGCTGATGCTTTAGCGACAGCTAGGGCGCGGGACGCGGCTGCGGCCCGCACCGTGCAGGCTGCCGCCGAGGAAAAGCACGCGACCGCGTTGGGTGCGTCGGCTATCGCTGCCGGTAACCTTGGGAAAGTCCTGAACGTGGGCGGCATGGCCGCTACGGGTGGGTTTGTTTACGGCATGATGGAGTCCGGTAAGGCTGCCGGTAACTTTCAGGAACGCTTGCTGCGCCTTGTCGCGTCAGCGGGTGAAAGCATGGACAACCTTAAGGTTGTGGCCGAGGGCTTGCAGAATGTTGCTGTTCAGACTGGCTATTCAGCCAATGAGCTTGCCGATGGTATGTATCTGATTGAGAAATCAGGTCACCGGGGGGCCGATGGTATTACGGTGATGCGTGCAGCTGCACAGTTGGCACGCGCCGAGAACGCCTCTTTGGACGAGGTTATTCAGGGTCTTACCACCACTATGCACGACTTCCATGTGCCGGTGAGTGAAGCCGCTACCGTCGCTTCTAAGATGAACATTGCGGTGGGCGACTCTAGGACTACTCTGCAACTGTTCTCTAACGCTTTACACAATGTTGAGCCGGTCGCAATGGTCGCTAAGATGCGCTTTGAAGAAGTGTATGCGGCTATGGCTTTGATTACCCAATCCGGTACTACGCCGATGCAGGGTTCTCAGCAGTTGTCGAACATGATTCAGCACTTTATTAGCATCCAGCAGCCGCAGCGCGAAGCCCTGAACAAAATGGGCTTAGATGCCGATATTTTGAAAGAGAAGCTAGGCGACCCGAAGGTGGGTCTTGCGGGTGTTCTCAACATTCTTTCGACGCAGATTAGTAAGCATTTGACACCGGATCAGTTGGTGTATGTGGACACGATGTATAAGAGTGTCGGTGCCGCTAATTCGATGCGCGATATGTACGATGGTATGACCACCAAAGCAAAGGGTCTTGTCGATGCCGTTAAGAGCGGCACGATGAGTTGGAATGATTTCCGTAAAGCTGCTAAAGAGTCGCAGCTTCAAGACAAAAATCAGCTAATGCAGTGGGATAACCTTGCTACTAAAGCTTCTGGCTTTAGCACGAACTTGAAGAAAATGCAGTCACAGGAAGAAACTGTGGCACAGATTTGGAAGGAAATGACCGGCACCGACGCTGGCTTCAAGGTTGCCGCGCAGTTGGCCGGAACCCCGGAAGCACTTGCCGCGTATTACGCCGAGATTAAGCGTGTCGATGAGGCGCACACGGAAGCCGATGGAACCGTTCACGGTTTCAATACGACGTTGGAAGGTCTTAACGCTCAAATTCGCGTCACTAAGGCCGCGTTCGGTAACGCCGCAATTGACCTGGGAAATGTTTTCTTGCCGGTTCTGACTAAGGTCGTTCAAGGTCTTGGTTGGGTAGGCAAGAAGCTGGACGAACATCCCGCCATTTTGCAGACTGTCACTGTCGCTATTGGTGCTATGTCTACGGCATGGCTGCTGTGGAAAAGCTATGTGGTTGGTACTTGGATTTGGGGCAAGATTGTCCTCGGTATTGAAACGGTTACTGTCGCCGCTAGGCTAATGGCGGCTAGCATTTTGGGCGTTGGGCCTGCCGCTACGACGGCGGCTGCAACAACGGCGGCTGCAACAACGGCGCAAGCCATTTCTCTCGGTAATCCGGGTCGGGCAGCGATGGTGTCTTCCGGCCAGATTATCGGTATGGGCGGTGCTGCTACCGCAGCTACCCCGGCTGTTGTTACGGCTGCGGCGACACAGAGTACCGCGCTGACCGGTGTGGGTGTTGCTGCCAGCCGCGCTTCTATAGCAATAGCTGGTATTGGCACGGCTGCGATTGTGGCTTTGCCGTTTGTGGTGGCACTGTTGGGTGCCATTCAAATGACTAATGCCGCTAAGCGTGCCCCCGCTATGGGTGGTGACCAGGCTATAACGGATGCTACGTCTGACGACAGCATTTCGGAAGCTGACGTATCCAAATTGAAAGTTCCGGCTGGCGTTCCTCTGCCTGGTTCTGCTGATGCCGAGGGCGGTATGTCTTCCCTGGCGATGCAGGGCGATCCTGCCGCGATATGGGTTACGTCGGCCCGCACTAAGTGGGATCAAGCCGCTCGCTACGCATGGTATGTAAACAATTACAAAGAGGGCGAAGCGTTCCAGGCACCGGAAACCTACATCACTAAGGCTGACGGAACCGCTGGTGGCAAGACCACTCCCGCACCGAAGCTTG